GGAGACAACCTCTCTGTCCCGCTCAGCGCCTCCGGCAACGCGCCCGCCACGCACTGGGCCTGCCACGCTTGGGCCCAAGCCATCGCAGCCGCTTGGCTCACAGGCACGCCTCTGCCTGAAAGCATGGGCATAGACCAAGCCCAAGTGGACGGCCTGCTTTCGCAGATCATCGTCAGCGTGGACGCAAACGGCCTGCAAGGCGGCGAGCATTTCGCGGCGGTGATCGCCGGCGCGAATCTAAATCGCATTGAATCTCAATGACCCAGGGGCGTTAACCGTCGCCCAACGTGACGCCGCCATGATGCGCCGCCATGGCAAAGAATCTCGCTGACTACGCCCACGCGGCGCGCTCCTTCCTGACGTCGCCGCGCTCAGCGCCGCCACTGGAAACCAAAGCCTCCGAAGCGGCCAAGGTCGCGTTCGCGTGGCTCAACGGCATCGAGCAATATCCGCCGCGCGATTATCGAAAGCTCACGCCCTACGCCAAAACCAATCCGATCGTTCGCCGGGCATTGAAGCTCTGCGGGGAGGGGGTGGCCTCGCTCGAGCCCATCGTGAAGATCAAGGGCCAGGAAGTCGACAGCGCCACCACGCACCCGCAATTGGCGCAGATCATGCGCTATTTGAAAAAGCCGAACCAAGTGCAGGACGGCGCATCGCTCATTGCCGCCGTCACCGCGTTCTATAAAGCGTCGGGCAATGGCTGGCTCGAATATGTGCCGGGCCTCTCAGGCATGGCCGAATTTTACGCTCTGCGCCCCGAGCGCATGAATATCATTCCCGGCCCCAACGGTTGGCCGATCCAATACATTTACGATCCCGGCACCGGCCGCAAAAAGGCTTGGCCGGTCAACATCGAGCGCGGCAAATCTTCGATCCTGCACATTCGCGATTTCGCGTTGGACAATGACCTTTATGCGCACGGCGCGCTTGAGGCTGCAGATAAGGCGCTCGCGATTTATGAATCCGCCTGGGTTCTCGCCAAAGCCATGTTCGACAATTCGGCAATGCCGGCGGGCATGTTGGTTTATTCGCCGAAGGTTCCGGCGGGCACCAGCTACCCGTCATTGTCGGCAGAACAGCGCGTCGATTTGCAAAAGCGTCTCGACGAAAAATTCAAAGGGCCGAAGAACCGCGGCAAGCCGATGGTGACGGGCGAGGATTTGCGATGGGAGCCGATGGGCTCTTCGCTCGTCGATATGGAAGCGATCGCGCTCCGCGAAAGCGCCGCGCGCGATATCGCCAACGCGTTCGGCGTGCCGCCCATGCTGCTCTGCATCCCAGGCGATACGACCTATTCGAATTTCACCGAAGCCTCGCGCGGCTTTTATCGCAACACCGTGTTCGCCGATGCGCGCGCGATCTACGGCGCAATTGGCCGGTGGTTTTCATCGCTCACCGGAATCGCCGATCTGGAAATCACCTTCGACGAAGAAAAGGCATGGGCGCTCGCTGACGAATTGTCGGCGCTCTGGGCGCGCGTCGATAGCGCTGACGGTTTGTCGCTCGACGAAAAGCGCAAGGCCAAAGGGTACTCGGAAATGCGCACGCCGGAATCCGTGCGCCCGCTGGTGCGCGCCGGTTACGCGACCATCGAAGATATCATTGGCGGTGACTTGGGGCTTTACGGCGACCGCTCAATTGAAGGCGGCGTTGCGGAAGTATTGGACGACGATGCGCAACAAACTGAAAACTTGATCGAAGCTGACCCGCGCCAATTGCCAGCGCCGCCTAAGAAATGACCGAGGCCGAATACTGGCGCGGCCAACTCGCGCGCGCCAATGCTCGCCATGTGAAGCGACTTGAAACCTTGCTGCGGCGAGAGTTTCGCCGCCTATTGTCCGAACTAGACTTAAAGCGCCCGCAACTGACTTACCAAGCGGGCGCGATGCGTGGCCACCAAGCGCGGTTGATTGCGATCCTCGCCAGCCAATCGCAGGCGACGATTCACACCTTCGGATTTCTCGCGCTCGCGATGCTGAAACGCGACGGCGAAAAGGCGGGCGAAGAGCAGGCGCCGACGCGGGCCGAGCGCATCGCGCAAACGCTGGTGTCGATTGCGCGCACGATTGCGAGCGGCGCCGCCGCCGATGCATTGGCCGAGCGCTTGGCGCAATCGCCGCGCTTGATCGAAGCGGTAGAGCTCGCGCTGATTACACACGCGCCGGAAGCTTCAATCGAAACCGTCGCCGCCGCCGTTCTCGAGCGCCCCGCTATTCGCGTTCTCGTGTTGGAAATCCAAGCCGCGCCGGCCGCGCCGCGTGTCGTGCGTGCGATCGAAGCGGCGACCGCACCGCCCACACCGCCGCCAGCGCCACCGGCTGCACCACCGCCGCCGCCGACAAAGCCGCCGCCAGCGCCGGGGGCAGGGCGCAAGCCGCCGACGCGCTCGCGCTTTTCAATGCTCGTCGAACGCACCGTGCGCGATGTGAGCCCAGCCAGAGCGCGGCGCATTGCCGCAACAAGCGGCCAGATCATCGCGGACATTCTCGGCGATGCCACGCGCGAGCGTTGGAGCCTGGAGCGCACGGCCAAGGAAATCGAGCGCGTGCTTGGCGAGGAAGTTTCTCGCGCGCGGGCTCGCGTCATCGCGCGCACCGAACTCGGCGGCGCGCAGAACGCCGCGACGTTAGCGATGGCCCAGGATCGCGAAGAGGCGGGCGAGATCCTGGAAAAGGTTTGGGTTTCAATCGAAGATCACCGACGCCGGCCGACGCACGCCGACGCTCACGGGCAGGTGCGCGCTATCCCCGAGCCGTTCGCGGTGGGGCAGGGCTCGCTCATGCACCCAGGCGACCCGGCCGGGCCGAAGGAAGAAGTCATCAATTGCTTTCCGGGCGAAACGCCCGTGATCGCGTTAGGCGAACTCTGCAAGGTCTATCGCCGTGCGTATGAGGGCCCGCTTGTTACGATCAAAACGAAAGCGGGCCACAGTCTCAGAGGATCGCCGAACCATCCAGTGCTGACCCCGAATGGTTGGGTGGCGCTCTGCGAGTTGGCGCGCGGCGATGACATAATTGGCCATCGCTTTGAAGTCGGGGCGCTCTCTGCCGAGCACAAACCAAATCGTCAGCCATTGACCATCGCTGAGACGTTCGAACTTGCGGCCAAGGTAGGCGCGACGGCTGGGGCAAGTGGTGCCCGGCACGATTTCCACGGCGACGGGATGCGCGGCAATGTCGATGTTGTAACGCTCGAATGGGGCTTGGGTTTTGATCGTCAGACCGCGAGCGGCGAGCAGGGCGGCGAGATCGGACTCGCCCGCGCCGATATGCGTTTGGCGAGCATGCCGTGTCCCAGCGGCCTTGATGTTCGTATCTTCGCAGCGAACGCTGCCACGTACTGCGACGTGGGCGGGAGTGACGCGGGCCTTGCGAGCAGCGGCGGTCATTTGGGCCATGCTCACTCGGTTGGCCTCGCTGCGGCCGCGCACGCTGACGCCAGCGGACCTCAGAGCGGTGTCGATGGCTTTGCGGGCGACCCGATGCTTTCGGGCGAGCGCGAGAACGCTGGCGCCGGCCCGGTACTCTTCTGCGATCAGATCGATAGCGTCGCCCGTGAAAATTGGCGGGGGCATCTTTACAACCTTGAAACTGACACGGGTGCATTTCTGGCTGGGTTCGCCGTGGCGGGCAACTGTCGCTGCGCCATGTTGATCCGCCGCCGCCAAAGGAGCGCCTTCTAAATGGAACTGAAAGAACACGCCGAACTGGTGCGGCTCGCACGCCTGGACTTGAAGCAGCGTGGCGGCGCCGGTGGCCGTCGCGACGGCATGGCCCGCGTATCGCGGCGCGACACGGGCTCTGGCTTCTATGAAGGTCTGCCCGATCCGGCCGATCGTCGCAGCCGCGAAATTCGCCGCGACGACACGGCGCAAAGCTACGTCAACCGGGGCGGCGGCGATGGCGATATTTATGACCGCGCCGCGCGCTGGGATCGCCACCGCGCGACCCGCGTGCCGAAGCATCGCCGCGCAAGAACGCCGCGCGCCGAGCGTGACGGCCCGAATGGCTATGTCGGTTACACCGGCGATTGGCAGACGCACTTTCAGGGCCCGAACGGAAACCCGACGCCGGTTCGCCGCCGTCGCCGCTTCTAAGCGAAGCTCATGAAGGACGGCGACCGCGCGCACCAAATTCGTCTCGCCCGGCAAGAGCTTGGCGAGACGAAAGGCTTTCGCGCCGCGCGTCTGCCGACAATGAAGCCGACGAACTCGCTAGGGTTTTCGACTAAGCCGTGGGGCGCTTCGCGCATGTACGGCGTGGGGCTTCGCCAATACTCGGGCCCATCGCGTGAATCGATGGACGCTTGGCGGCGCGCAACTGGACAGACGACTTCCATTCAACGCCGCCGCCGCCAACTGTTCAAGAATCCGAGGTTCTAATGGATCAACTCGAACATGTCGCGCGGGTGCGCTCGCACCGCTTCGAACTGAAGCAAGAGCGCGAGAGCGATCGCCGCCGCCAATTGCGCGGTTGGAACATGCTCGACACGGCGGGTCGCGCGCAAGGTCGCGTGCAGCGTGAAGCCGACAGAATTTCGCGCGGCATCGGGCGGCGCGTCGACGCTGCAGCTAGCGCTTACTCGCGTTGGGATGAGCGCAATATTCGTCGTTCGAATATGCGCAACGCGGAGCGCATTCGCACCGAAGGTTATGACGTGCGCCCGAACTTTGGCCGCGCCAGCGTGCGCCAATCTCGCGCGCAGGAAGCGGCGTGGGGCCAAGCGCGCGCGAGCGGCGTTGGTATCTCGAACCGTTGGCGCGGCGCCACGGCGCAAGTCGGCCGCGATCTGCGTGGCCGCACCGGGCCAGAGCGCCCAGCCGCGCCGGTCAACACCATCGATCAATTGCCGGGCGAATATACGCCGCCGCCGGCGCGGGCTCGCGGCACGCTCACGCGGCGCGATGAAATCGAAATCCTGCGGCGCGATCGCGCGCGGCGCAGAGGGGGCAACTAAATGGACGCTGTAGAACACGCCGCCGCGGTTCGCTTTGCGCGGCTCGAATTGAAGCAAGCGCGCTTGCGCCCCAGCGGTCGCACCGATGACGAACAGCGCGAATTAAATGCGCGCCGTTGGCTGACGCGCGTTGACGGCTCGCCGCCGCGCGCGGCGCGCACCGATGCAGAACGCCGCTCGCGGCCGGATCGCATGCGCGCTTACGAAGCCGACCGCACGCGGCGCGGCGGCTGGGCTGCAGGCGAGCGCTTGCGCGAAGCGCGCGAAGCGACCCCAGGCGGCGGCATGGCCTACGGCGTCAATCCGCAATCGGCCACGCATTCGATGCTCAACCGCCGCGCCAATACGCGGCTCACGGGCCCGCGCGTCACCACGTCAATCGGGCGCGGCGGCGAGCGCACGATGTTCAGCAACGGCTCAGTACGCCGCCCCGAAAACCAAGCCCCGCCCGGCGGCAATGGCGTGCGCTCGGAATCGACCTACACGCCGTCAGAGCGCCTAGGCAACACCGTGCGCGATGCGTCGGGCAGGGCGGTGCTGCGCAATCACGGCATAGGCGAACTCTCGCGAAGCCGCCGCATCAGCCCCGGCATGGCGCCGCCGGCGCGCGGCGAGCCCGGCTATGCGGCTTACGTTCGCCGCTTCCGCGAAGGCTCGGCCGACGCCGCGCACCGTCGCCGCTGGGGCCCGCTCGCGGGTGTCGTCGCGCGCCGGCCGGTTCGCGATTAAGCCTGCGCAAACTGTTTGGCGGCATTGTCGCGCCCCATGACCGACAAAACCGACAAGCAAGCCGACCGGGAATTTCTCGCCCACGTCGACGATATCGAATTCAAAGCGGGCTTAGATGGCGCCGCCGAAGAGTGCATCGTCGAAGGCTACGCCTCGCGCTTCGGCGAAAAAGATGATGGCAACGACATTGTCGTCAAAGGCGCTTTCAAAGAGTCGCTGAAGGATCGCGGGCCCGGCGGCAAAATTCCGGTGCCGTTTTTGTACGGCCACAATCGCCAGGGTTTGCCGATCGGCTATTTTCTCGAACTCTACGAAGATGGCGTCGGCCTGCGCTTCAAGGCGAAGCTGTTGACGGCTGAAAGCGAAGCCGCGCGCGTCATCTATGCGCTCGCCAAGGCCAAACAAAAATTCGGCATTTCAATCGGTTATCGCACGATTGAAAAGACCATCGTGGTTCCGGACAAGCTCGGCAGCGAGGGCAACGAATACTCGCCCGGCGCCGTGCGCAAGCTGATCAAACTCGACCTCTACGAGATCAGCGCCGTTCCGGTAGCGATGCTAAAAACCGCCGTCATCACCGGCTGCAAAGCCGCCGACGAAGAGCAGGCGCCGACGCCCGAGGCGTTGCAAGCCAAGGCGCTCGCCGGGTTGCTGGAAACGGAAACTCAATCTTTCGCACTGAAAAACATGATCGAACAAGCCGCCGCCAAGTTCGGCCGCTAGGGAGATTTTCGAAATGGCTGACGGCGCTGTGAACATTCTCACCCCCGAGGTGAAGGCTGCTTTCGACAAGTACCAAAGCACGGTCGAAGCCTTCAAAGGCTCCAACGATGAGCGCCTCGCCGGCATCGAAAAGAAATTCGATGACGTGGTGAAGCGCGACGAAACCGACAAAATCAACGCCGCGCTGAACGAACTCAAAGAGGATATCAATAAGCAGATCCTCGAACTGAAGCGCGCCGACCGTCAAGGCGGCGACGACGACGATTACGAACTCGACGTCAAGTACGGCCAGCTTGTGCGCGAAGAGGTCAAGGCGCTCGATATGTTCGTGCGCGGCGGCCAGCACGCCGGCCACGTCGCCGTTCGCAATCTGCGCGATCAGTGCAAGGCTCTCGGCTTCGACGAAAAGAAAGACCTCTCGACCGTCATCATGGAAGATGGCGGCATCGCTGTTCGCCCCGAGTGGGAAGCGGAGATGATCGAGATCGTCAACGAAATCTCGGACATGCGCCAGATTTGCGGCGTCATCGAGAGCGGCACCGCGGAAAAGAAAATCCTCGTCAACCGCGGCGGCG